TGCGCTGGAATAAGACCGCAAGAATCCAAAGCCAACAAAACCAGATGTGCCTACAACCATCGAAGAGATGGGCGAGGTGGTGTATGGCAAGCTCAATACTGCAGGCTTGGCTGCACTTGAAATACCTGAAGAAATTACCGGGTTCTTAAAGACATTGCGCATGGTAGCAACTGACGGCATTGACCCGGACATGCTAGCCACGCAATTTGGTTTCTCATCTGGCGATGAAATGGTCAGAACATTGGCTGCAGCTGAGAAGCCGCAGATCGCAATCGATAGGCTGACAGACCAGCTAATGCTTGAGCAATACGGCGAGTATGCGACGCCTGAAGCGTTGGCGATGGCAGCTGATATGGCCATCCACAATGAGGCGCGCGCACGATTCATTGCCACAGAGATGGCCGCGATTGCTAAAGCTGCCGGCAAGCCACGAGTACTGGCTAATGCTGCCAAAAATTATGCGCGCCAGATTATTGACCGCATGAAGATCATCGATGTGCGCCCAGTCAAGTATGCATCTGCTGAAGCTCGTGCAGCCAAAGCGGCAGAGAAAGCCATGATCGCCGGCAAGACGCAGGAAGTCTATGCTGAAAAGCGCAACCAGATGCTGAACAATCAGACGGCAAAGGCTGCATACGAAGCCGTCGATGAGATTCAAAAGGGCGTCAGATACCTGAAGAAGTTTGACAGCGAAGGTGTGCGCAAGTCGATTGACATCGATTATCAGGACCAGATCGACACCCTGCTGGAACGATTCAACCTTAGCTCAGGCCAAAGCCGTCGCAGCATTGAGAAGCGCAAGCAGTTAAAAGATTGGCTTGATTCTCAGGAAGAGATGGGCATTGAGGTTGATGTGCCGGTTAAGCTTAAAAACGAAGCGCTTCGGCAATCTTACAAAGAGCTGACAGTCGAGGAGTTCCGCGGCTTGGTCGACATGATCAAGCAGGTTGAGCATCTTGGCAGGTTGAAGCAGCGTTTGCTGACACAGGCAGAAGATCGTCGGTTTGCTGACATCATCACCGAAATGGTCACAAGCGTTGAGGCCAATGCCGGCAACAAGAAGGCTGTCAACCGCACCAGAGACACTTTGCCAAGCAGGATCACGGCGCTGTTCAATGGCTACACAGCCAGCCATCGCAAGGTGGCGAGTTTGGCGCGAGAGCTGGATGGATTCAAGGATGGCGGCTCGGTATGGAATTACCTGATCCGGACCATGAACGATGCCGGCAATCGTGAGGCGACGATGCGCGCTGAAGCCACTCAGAAAATGGCCAAGCTGATCAAGCCAATCATGAAGCTGGGCAAGATGGGTGGCAACGGCAAGTTTTTCCCGACCTTGGGTCAAAGCTTTAACCGCGGCGAGCGCATTATTATGGTTGCAAACATGGGCAACGCCGGCAACATGCAGCGCCTGCTGGATGGCAATGGCTGGACCCGTGAGCAAGTGCAGCCAATCATCGACAGCCTGAGTGACCAAGAGCTGAAGTTCGTGCAAGAAATCTGGGATTTCTTCGAAAGCTATCGCCCGATGATTGCCGAGAAAGAGCGCCGGGTCATGGGCAAGGAACCTGACTGGGTTGAACCCGTGCCGTTAAATACCAAGGCTTGGACCCTTCGCGGTGGCTATTTCCCGATTGTCTACGATCCTAAAATGTCTGGCCGGGCAGAGCAGCAGTCGGACGCTGAAGCAGCCAAGCAGCAATTGCGTGGTGCCTTTGTGGCCGCGACAACCCGTCGCAGCTTTGTCAAATCGCGCGCTGAGGCCGTAATGGATCGCCCTCTGCTGTTGACATGGGACGGCCTGTTCCGTGGCGTCAACGAGGTCATCCACGATCTGACATGGCATGAATGGGTGATCGACGCAAACCGGATTATCAAAAACGCTGAATTGGATGACGCAGTTCGCAGCCGGTATGGCTCGGATGTAATCCAACAATTTAAAGCATCGATCAGAGACATTGCTGCCGGGGAATCCGCGTCGCTGCAGCCCATCGAGAAAGGGCTCAACTATCTACGTGCAGGCTCAGCTATCGCCGGCCTCGGGTTCAATATCATGAACGCATTCCTGCAGCCGCTGGGTTTGACCCAGTCGATTGTCAGGATCGGCCCGAAGTGGGTAGCCATGGGCATTGGCAAATGGGCGAAATCCCCAATCGGGATGGTCAAGGATGTCTGGTCAAAGTCTGAATTTATGGCCAATCGGCATAAGACACAGCAGCGTGAAATGAACGAGATTCAATCGGTGGTCACAGGCAAAGGCCCGATCCGACAGAAAATTGACACGCTGATGTTTGTGCCTATGATCTCGCTGCAGCTGATCGCTGACATGCCGACATGGTGGGGCGCGTATCAGAAAGCGCTGACCGATGTGAACGTCGACATGACCGAAGAGGCTATCGAGAAGCGAGCAATTGCGCTGGCAGATCAGGCAGTGCTTGATTCACAGTCTGGTGGCCAAATTAAAGATTTGGCACAAGTGCAGCGCGGAGGTGCGACGCTAAAGCTATTTACGGTGTTTTATGGCTATTTCTCGGCATCCTACAATTTGGGCGTCGAGCGTACAAAGGCCACAAATTTCCGCAAACCACTGGACATCATGCACCTCGGCTGGGATTACCTGATGCTGTTCGTTGTGCCGTCAGTGCTTAGCATGCTGTTAAAAGAAGCTCTACAGCCGGGCGAGGCGGATGACGAAGAAGAGTTGGCCAATAAGCTTATCGGCGAGCAGATCAGCTACATGATGAACATGATGGTCGGCCTGCGCGAGGCTGTCGGTGCGGCGCAGTATATGACTGGAACCAAGCAATTTGACTCGGCTTATGGTGGACCGGCTGGCCTGCGGTTTTTCCAAGAGCTGGACAAGCTTGGCAAGCAGATTGGTCAGGGCGAGATCGACCGAGCCTTTACTCGATCCGCAATCAACGTCCTTGGAATTACGGCTCACCTGCCGTCCGCCCAGATGAACCGGACCTTTGATGGGATCATTGCGATCTCTGAAGACCAGACTGAAAACCCAATGGCTTTGCTGATGGGAATTAAGAAATAGGTGCCCGTAAGTGCATGCTCAATGTTTAGCCTTTATATAATATCCAAGGAGTCATCCTCATGACTATCAGCTCCAATATTCGAAAAGCCGGTCCGTTTGTAGGCAATGGCACGGCATCGAATTTTGCATTTACGTTCAAAGTATTTCAGGCGTCCGACCTTGAGGTTGTGCGACTGAATGTCTCGACCACGATAGAAACAGTTCTGGTCATCAATTCTGACTACACCGTCAGCCTGAATGCAGATCAAAACTCGAACCCCGGCGGCAGCATAACGCTGACTGCTGGCGCGCTTGCGTCTGGGTTTAATCTGGTGATCACTTCGGACATTGAAAACCTGCAGCCAACCGACATCGTTAATCAGGGTGGCTTTTATCCTGATGTGATCGAAGATGCTTTGGACCGTGCGACGATTCAGATTCAACAACTGCAGGAAGCAGTAGACCGATCTGCTAAGTTACCAATCACAAGCTCGGCAGATGCTGATGCGCTGGTAGCCGACATTGTTGCTCTGGCCAATGATCAAGCCAACATTGATCTGGTTGCAACAAACATGACCGACATCAATGCGGTTGCTGCTGACATAACAGACATCAATACTGTTGCCGCAGATATTGCTGATGTCAGCACAGTGGCCACCAATATTGCTGATGTATCGTCAACTGCTGACAACATAGCGGCAATTATTGCGGCACCTACAGAGGCCGCAAACGCTGCTGCATCTGCCGATCTTGCAAACGATTGGGCGACAAAAACATCAGGCCCAGTTGCGGGCGGCGAGTACTCTGCAAAATACAATGCTCAGTTGGCATCAACTTCGGCAAGCAATGCGTCGACATCCGCATCAAATGCTGCAACAAGCGAAACCAATGCAGGCAACAGCGCCAGTGCTGCTGCTGCTTCTGAAAGCTCTGCGGCTGCATCGGCTGCGGCGGCGGCTGCGTCACTTGATAATTTTGATGACCGTTACCTTGGCGCAAAATCAAGCGATCCAACCGTAGACAACGACGGCAATCCTTTGGTAGTCGGCGCTCTGTACTATCGCACAACGGCACCTATTGGCATGAAGGTGTACGACGGAGCGCAGTGGCTTGAGGCTTCTGCGGCACAGCAGGCTGCGCTGGTGACTTATGAGTACGTCGCCACGGCAGGCCAGACCACGTTTTCTGGGCCTGATGCAAATGCGCTGACACTGGCATACATTGCAGGTGGTCTGATTGTCAGCTTGAACGGCGTAGTGCTTCGCTCCGGCGATGACTACACAGCGACCAATGGCACAAGCATCGTATTGACGGTGGCTGCTGCGCTTAATGATGAGCTGAATGCTTATGCGTTCTCCAGTTTTAACGTAGCGAATACCTACACACAAGCACAGTCAGATGCGAAGTACGCTCAGTTAGCTGCGACGCAGACCTTCACCAAGGCCCAGCGTGGTGGCATCGTGGCACTGACTGACGGTGCAACGATCACGCCTGACTTCGCTGAAGGCAACAACTTCTCGGTGACCTTGGAAGGCAACCGGACGCTGGCGAATCCGACGAATCTGACAGCGGGTCAGAGTGGTGCGATTGTCATCACGCAAGATGGAACAGGATCACGCACCCTTGCCTACGGTTCGTACTTTAAATTCCCAAGTGGTAGTGCGCCTGTTCTAACCACGACTGCCAGTGCTGTTGATGTACTGGTTTATTTCGTGGAAAGTTCAACCCGTATCACCGCCCGTCTTGTGAGCGACACCAAATGATCGACGCGCTGCCGTTACTACTTGGCCCCGAGGGCTACCAGATCAGCCGTTCTGTGCGTCTGCGGTCGAGTGCGTCTGCTTATTTGAATCGGACGTATGGCACACCAACAAACAATAGAGTTTGGACTTGGAGCGCATGGATAAAGCGAGGCTCTTTATCTTTGGCAGATGCAAACCATCTATTTCTAGCCTCCCCGCAAGATGTGGGGACAAATCCAACTTCATACAGTCGCGTTGTTTTTGAGACGGACAATACGTTAAGACTGCAAAGTGCTGGTTCTGCTGGAGAAGCGTTTACTTCGAGTGCTGTATACCGAGACGCTTCTGCTTGGTATCACATCGTTCTTTACATGGACGCTGTCAACACAACGGTAAGGGCTTATGTAAATGGGGTAGAGATTTCTTACGCCTCCAGAACAAACCCGACAAACACAAACACTGCTGTTAATGGCTCTGGCAATTACCATCGTATTGGGTTATTTAGAAGTGCGGAACCACGCCCATTCGACGGCTACTTAACCGAAATCAACTTCATTGACGGTCAAGCCCTGACACCATTGTCATTCGGCGAAACCAATCCTGTCACCGGAGTCTGGCAACCAAAGAAGTACACCGGCACCTACGGCACAAACGGCTTTTACCTGAACTTCTCCGACAACAGCGCAGCAACCGCAGCAGCTATCGGCAAGGACTCCAGCGGCAACGGCAACAACTGGACACCGAACAACATCAGCGTGACCGCTGGCGTGACGTATGACTCGATGCTTGATGTGCCGACACAGTGGGCCGATGGCGGGAATGGGCGGGGGAATTACTGTGTAATAAATTCTATTGCGTCAGCAGTAGCAGACACATATTCACAGGCCAATTTAAAATGGACTAAGGTTGCCAACACCACAAATACAAGTGCTGTTGGTTCTATTCCTATATCAAGTGGTAAGTGGTATTGGGAAGGTACTGTTGCCGCAGCGGGTGGAAGTAATTTAACAATTGGCATTGGGAACATCAATACCAACTTTGTTTCACTAGATAGTAATTTAGGAATGACTGGCTCAACCACAAGTTATTCATATAACGGTGGGTCAGGTCCATACAAGCAAAACAACAATACTCAAACAAGTTATGGCGCGACATTTACAACTAATGATGTGATTGGTGTGGCGTTTGATGCTGACGCAGGAACGCTTACGTTTTACAAAAACAACACTTCTCAAGGAACTGCATTCACCGGAATTACAGGCACATTTACTCCTGCTTGCGGTGGTCGTTTTACCAATGATTCTTGGTATATGAACTTCGGTCAGCGCCCCTTCAGCTACACACCACCGTCAGGATTCAAAGCACTAAACACGCTGAACCTGCCGACACCAACTATCCTGAAGGGCAATCAGTATTTTGATGCGACAACTTACACGGGTACTGGTGCAGCGTTGTCGGTAATAAACAGCGGTGCGATGCAGCCTGATTTTGTGTGGACAAAACCAAGAAGCACCGCTGTTGGTCACACACTGTTTGATAGTTTGCGAGGCGTTACAAAGTATTTGCAATCAAATACAACTGGGGCAGAGGGAACAGCTGCAACAAGTTTGACTGCGTTCAATAGCAACGGATTCACCGTAAATTCTGATACCAGCACAGGCGCAAATGGTGTTACCTACGTCGGCTGGCAATGGAAAGAAGGCGCGACGCAGGGCTTCGATATTGTGACGTATACGGGGAATGGTGTTGCTGGACGTACCGTGGCGCACTCGCTGGGTGTTGCGCCAAAGATGGTGATTGTAAAGAATCGGTCTGCCGCAACGGACTGGGCTGTTTGGAATAAACAGGTAGCCGATTCATTAGGTGCAGCATACTGTTTGTTTTTGCAATCTAATGCCGCAGCCGGCTCTTACTCCGGTGTATTCAATTCAACCGCACCCACTTCTTCTGTTTTTAGTGTTGGCACTTCGTCGGCAACAAACACGAACGCTCAAAACTACGTCGCCTACCTCTTCTCCGAAGTCGCAGGCTTCTCCAAGTTCGGCAGCTACACAGGCAACGGCAGCGCGGACGGGCCGTTTGTGTTCTGCGGGGTTAGGCCGAGGTACTTTATGATGAAACGAACAGATGCTGGTGCGGAGTCATGGTTTATATATGATACTTCTCGGTCTACGTTTAACACAGCTACAAAAATGTTGGCTGCTGATTTGTCTTCAGCAGAACTAGACAATGCCGCATATGCTTTTGATTTTGTTTCTAATGGAGTAAAAATAAGAAATGCCAATACTTATTTAAACGGCAGCGGCGCAACCTACATATACATGGCATTTGCAGAAAATCCATTCAAAAACGCACTAGCGAGGTAACTCATGTTCATGCTTAACGGATCACCACTCCCCCTCGACACGCCATTCAAGGATGCTGCTGGTACAAGCTATCC